CCTGTGTCTGGATTGTTCAGCTCTTCCGGAATAGGTCTCACCGCATTACAGAACTTGCCGTCTGCAAATGCCTGACTCAGTCTTTCGATCTCTACAGGGTCTGTGCCGCGCACAGTGACATGATTCGAACACCAATTAGGCATTATGCATTCTCCTTAGACATTTCAACAGCGATGTAGTTATGCATCATCATCACAGCAGTCCACACAGCCGCAGGATTATCGGATGCTTTGGCAATCTCTTCGATCCGTTCCATCAGCTCTTCTTGTGTCTCGGGTGTGTAGAACATCTTCTGCTCTTTGATCATGCTGTCTCCTTGATGGTATTGACCAGCGCCGCATTCAGGTGCTTCTGTGCCAACTTGCGGAACTCTTCACGAATCTCTGCACGGCGCTTCTTTGGCAGTTCACTAATCAAACCACCAACAAAGCTCTGTAGGTAACCGGCAATGTAGGCATTGCTCTTGTACTCTGCATAAGCAGCCTGGGCAAACTCGTCTACTGCCACGCGGTTCTCGCGGCACTCATCTAGGTATTCGCTAAACTTGTCTTGTGCTGTCTTTGCCATCTTTCGCTCCTATTGTGTGTCTGTATGTAACTATTATACAACCAAATGCTCAATCTGTCAACCAATCAATAGTGATGTATTGAACCTTTGTCGTTGAAGTCTGCATTCTCTGGAGTCCACTCTTCTTCAGCTTCTTCATCTTCTTCGATGATGTCGTTGTCACGCATCATGTCTGCTACCTCGTCTTCGCTCATATAAGCAAGGCACATGTCTGCCACTGCCTGTGCAGAGATCATGCCGTCTTGCATCATGTTCATCAGCTTGGTAGTTTGTTTACGCATGATTCGCTCCAGTGTTTGTCTGTATGTGTTAATTATACTGCACTTTGTCCAAAGTGTCAACCAAAACGTCGTTTGTTACAACGACTCCACCGTTGATCGTTTGGTATAGATCTGCTGTGGCTTTGATATAGAACTGGATTACTGTGCCTGTCTTTGTGATCAATGTGTATGGCATTCAGTGTCCTTTGTGTTTCAGTATGTATCTATTATACTGTTATCTGTCCACTCTGTCAACCTTTTGGGTGTTGCAAAATTGCCACATCTTGAACTCATTGCCACGTAGACCCAACAAGATTCCTTCGAAGTCCCTGTAGGTACAGCAGCCTACAACATAGGGATAGACCTGGTAAGGTGCATTCTTGGCTCGAGTCACAGCAGCCTTGGCTGGACCGGGCTTCTTATAGTACTTGATCATCATACCATGCTTATCGTATGTAACCCATCCCATATCAAGCCCGCTTGATCAAGTTGGCAAGGTTACGGTTCAGAGTGTCCATTTCCTCTTGCTCAACATAGAAGTCCGTGGTAGGATCGTAGTATGCGCCTTCCTTGACATCGTAGTACAGGACTCGACCCATGAAGTTGAACGGGCCTTCTAGGCCTTTGCGTGGACCGTACTTGACTCGCATCAAGTCTGTTTCGTATCGATCAGCAACAACAGCGTATCCCATATCAGCTCCTTTGTGTTTCAGTATGTGTTAATTATACTGCCAACCCGCCAGGGAGTCAACCAAATTAGTCTAAACCCACACCCGGCATAGGGGCTTTGCCCAACCAATGATCTCGAGTCACGCAGATGCTACGGAACTGGTAGGTCACTCGCGTGTTGATTTGATTCAGCTCTGTAACCTGTTGTTCGCAACGAGTCTTGCTCATAGGACCTTCTGCGTACTTGTCAACGAATTCACCTTCTGGGCTAAACAGAGCAATGATCAGGACCCAGCTGCCTGCGGCCGCGGCGATCATGGTATCACCAGGCTAAGGCCGCCGTGGGTCATACCAACCTTCTGGCTACGCACTGGCTTCCGTGGTTTCTCTCTGCCGAACTCCTGATCAGTGTAGTAGTCGATCAACTCCAACTGAATCAGTCTGACTAGATCATGGCCAACTGCATCGGGCACTATGAATCGAACTGGGCAACGGCCCCAGGTCCTGTGTTTTAGGAACTCTGCATAGAATCTACGATGATCCTTGTTGGCACAATCAAATGCTACCAATGGTCGTGCAAAGAACTCGAGTCGGCTCATAATGAATAGGTATCCTGTTCAGAAGCTGTGTCTTCAGCGGTATCGATATTGATTTCTTCTAACCAATCATATACAATATCAATAGGACAGTCTAACATAACTGAAATGGTACGCGGTGAGTAGCCTTCGATATACAGTTGTTCGATATCGTATGATAGTTCTGCCAGTTTGCTCATTGTACTGCTTCCTTAATTTTATCTAATGTTGATTTAGGTGCTGTGAGTTCTGCTGCCTTTGCGGCACCCTGGTGAATGATTTCCTGTGTCTTTTCTGCAATACCAGCAGCCTCATTGGGCCAGTAATGCCAGATACAGATACCAATAACGATTCCGATAATGTATTGCATTATGCAAACTCCTCTTCTACTCGGGTTAACATACTAGCAGGAACACGCCACAGGCCTGTAATGCTCTTTACCGTCACATACTTGATAGCGATCTTAGTTACGACGCCTGTGGTATTGCGACCAGTCTTAGACGAGGTAAAGTTCACATTGTCACCAACCTGCAGACTGTTTTTAGTCTTACGGCCCAACTGTGCTCGGGCAAACTTGACAGCATCTATCACAGATACCAGTTGCTCGTTAGTAAAGGTGCCAGTGATAATAGCACGGTTAATTTCTTCTACGTTCATCTTTCGCTCCTATTGTGTGTCTGTATGTAAGTATTATACAACCAAACTAGGGTCATGTCAACCGGCTAACAGCGGGGCCTTAGGCCAGGGGTGTCGTTTTTATGCAACACCCCTGGCACTTCAGTTATGCTCCAGCCGTAGCAGATTCATAAATCACAGTCTGTCCAAATGGCGCTTCTGCTCGCTCGTTGCCTTTGACAACAAAGATGGTGTCGCAATAATCTTCATCGCCCCAAGTGTTGCCTGGGTAGCCGTCTGTGAACATGATAAACTTCTTAGGCTGGATGCCCATCTCTTCCATAAATGTCCAGTTAGCTTCGAACAATGTACCACCACCACCTTCGGGCACATACTCAATCAAGTCGTGATCATTGTCGTGTGTGATCTCTTGATGATTGTAAATCTCTGTGTCAAAGCACCACAGGTTGATCCTGAAGTCCTCGTACTGGTCCATGATGCCTTTGATCTCACTCAAGAACGCAGAAGCATCTTCTTCACCAATTGATCCGCTCATATCAATAGCAATGGCCACATCAATGGTAGTGGCTTCTTTCATGCCCGGAAGGATCGCACCTGAGTGCATGCTCTTGCGATTGACTCGCTGGAAGCTGTAGTCATTGCGAACAATGCTTTGGATCTCTTGTTGCACCAACTGACGCCAGTCCATCTTGGGCTCTGTGATGTCTTTGATCATACGCATGATGCCTGCGGGCACTTTGCCAGCACCAGCTGCCGCGGCACTTTGGATCATAGCGTTCTTGATCTCATCACGGATGGCCTGTGCTTCTTCTTTGGTCAGTGTAGGCTTACCGCCTTTGCCGTCCTTGTCTCCACTGCCAGGTCCTTCTTCTTCCTTGATGTGATCGTCTAACTGATCGCCCAGCATCTTCAACAGGTCTTCCATCGAGATCTTTTCCAACTTGCCGAACAGTTCGTCGTAGATCTCTTCCCAAGCCATGCCACGATACTTGGGATCCAAACAGATCTGCACTTCAGTGATCTTGTCACCAATGCGCTCATCCACAAGGATTTGGTTCACAGCATAGTCCTGTGCAATGTTCGCCAGCTTGGCATCACGTGAGCCCAAGCGTCCAAAGTGATCAAAGATACCATGACAGATCTCGTGTGCAAAGAGGAACTCTAACTTCTTAACACTGAGCTTGGTAACGAAGTCCTTGTTATACATAAAGTCACGACCGTTGGTAGCCGCTGTGGGACACCAATCGCTGGCATCAATCAACTTCATGCGTGTTGCCATGTTGCCGAAGAACGGCGCTTTGAGCAAGAGCCCGATACGGGCAGTTGTCAGTTTCTCTAAAATTGGGTCCATCTGTCGCTCTCCTTAGTATGTGTATATTATAGCATGGGATTGTTCAAACGTCAACCACTAGATCCAGCTCCATTGCACTTAGAACGTATAAATAAGAGTGAGGATCGCGATGTACCACCATCCACCCTCTCTAACATAAAAGGACTATGTCAGCATGAATATTTACACTCCCTACACCTATCTCATAACATTTCTGCCCACAGGGCAACAGTACTATGGTGTCCGCACCAAACGAGGCTGCAACCCCACAGACCTCTGGAACAGCTATTATACTAGCTCCAAGGTAGTACGTCAACTGATCGCTCAACACGGCTGTGGCGCTTTTACAACAGAAGTACGTAGAACCTTTGCCACACGAGAAGCAGCATTGCTGTGGGAACATCGTGTTCTCCGTCGATTGGATGCTGCCCGTACTCCCCACTGGCTAAACAAGAACAATGGTGATAAGAAGTTCTTTGGCGGAGGCGTTCCTAAAGGCTTCAAGCATAGCGAGGAAACCAAACGGCTTATGTCGGAGAACAGTAAAGGTGCTCGCAACGGCAAGACTGGACGTCCTGTATCCGAAGAGACTAGGCAGAAACTTAGTGATGCTCGTAAAGGATATAAAGAGTCTGTTGAAGTCGTCGAAGCCAAACGCCAACGAATGTTAGGGGAGAACAATCCCAACTATGGTAAGAAGTATCATTGGTGGAACGACGGCACTCGCAATTCGTTAGTAGAACAATGTCCCGGATCGGAGTGGGTGCGTGGACGCTTATGGAGTGACGGACATAGAGCTAAGATGTTAGCATCACGGCACCCTACATAAGGGAAAAGGTGGGCTACTGCTGAGACAGTACCCACCCTCAATGGAAAACTGGGTCTAAATCAATTTTCCATTGCCGACAAAACGTATTTTCCAAACCGGCGATGAAACTCATCAAAGCTCTTCATCTTTGTAGCATCCAGCGGCAAGTCGTAGTTGGTAAGCGCAGTCTTTGCACCCATCACAACCAGCTCAGTTGGGAAGTTCGCCATCATGTAGGCAAAGAAGTTATCTGCCATACCGTTCCAGTCTTTGGCCTTCTTCTCTGCACGATCCTTCAACTCATAGCACAATGACACTGTCAATGAGTACATTGCTGACACTTCCTTGATCTGCAAGTCCTTGACCTTGCCGTCCAAAATGTCTTCTGCACGAGGCAACTTGGATGCAATCTTGCGGTGAGCCATAAACTTGGCTGCCAAGCCATCACCAATCGCACCTGATACCAAGTTAGTCAGTGTCTCGCTGTCGCAGTCCTCGTTCAACAGGTCGCTTACAAAGCTCCATGAGCGCGGAGTAGCAAAGGCCTTTGAAGAACTCTTGGGATCAAAGTCATACAGGTCTTGCTTGGCAAAGCCTACATAACCAACAACCTCTGCGTGTACCTTGTTGAGCGTAGCCCAGTCTTGCCAGTCATCAAAGTCTACCTTGGCTTCCAAGTGGACGAAGCGGTTAGCCAACGGAGCAGGCATACGGTAAGTGACACCACGATCGCCTTCACGGTTACCAGCGGCCACAACGTCAACGCCTTTGGGCAAGTGGTAAGTACCAACTCGACGGTTAAGGATCAACTGATAGGCAGCTGCCTGTACCGCTGGCGGAGCACTGTTCAACTCGTCCAAGAAGATGATTGCCGTTGACTCTGGGTCAGTAGGCAGCTCTGCTGGGGGTGCCCAAACCATCTTGCCTTGGTCGGCATTGTAGTAAGGGATACCTTTGATGTCTGTAGGTTCCCACAGGGCCAGTCGAACGTCAACCACCTCACGACCAGCGCTGTCGCCGATCTGCTTGACGATGTCACTCTTGCCAATGCCTGGAGGGCCCCAAAGGAACACTGGACGACGCATCTTGATTGCGAAGTTGATTGCCTTCTTGGCACTCTTAGGACCAACTGTGCGGGTGGAAATATCTTGCGCTTTTGCCATTCTAGACCTTCTCTTTCTCAGGGTTTATAACTAATCTCTCAGTGTTATAATTATAACACCACTTGCTCAATGTGTCAACTTATTTTTACATAGTTTAACTGTGTTGTAAAATCGCTACGGCATGTTTTAATCTTGCCTCGAATCTTAACACGACTGCCTGCTTCCATACTAGTATTATACCAGAAATCAACGAAACTGTCAACCAGTCGTGCAGTGATCCTGAACTTGGCATAGTCCTGTGAGTAGAAGCACTTGATGATCTCTACTTCACCCTCGATCCGATCCCCTACTGAGCCTGTCAACTGTGTGCTATTACGTATGTCGCTGGCCAGCTCTTTGCGGCTCTGTTCACGTAGCATAGCAGAAGGTAAGCATGATACAATGGCAAACTCTAACATGTTGCGACCAGTGAACTCATCAATCTGTGCAATGCGTAGGGCCTGTCGCTCAAAGTCGTTGATCTTGCCCGACAGTTCTTTCAGTAGGAAACCGTTGAAGAAGTGACGGACAGCACGACCTTGCTCCATGTCGTCTGCCGAAGCTTCTGACACAGCACCTTCGCGCAACCAACGCTTGACCATCTTCTTGTTGGCTTCTCTGCTGATGAAATGAGCAGATGTACTGGTATTCCATTCATCTTCTTTGAAGTAGCCGCCGTTGACACGATCGGCTGCCACGGCCAATCCCCATACTTGATCTGCTGAATAGTTCATCAAGTGCTCCTTACCAAGCGATTGGATGTACCACATCCGTCTGTCCAATGTAGAACACACGATCAAAATTTAGGTTGCGGGCAGTGCGAGTGCTCTGCTTCAAGTAGTCATTGCCGTTGAATCTAAACATGCTGCCAATTCGTATTTCGTTGAATAGTCTGCTGTACACGGTTCGCTCCTAGTTGTTGCTGTCTATATGAGTATTATAACACTATATATCCAAACTGTCAACCACCTGAAGTGCCGGTCAAGAGAAAAGGATGTGACATTTCTGCCACACCCTCAAACGTGCCTACCCCGGGAGCGAATCGGTATTAGCTGTTTGAAACTACTCTTAGAGCGTGATGCCTAATGACTTGGCTTTGTAACCTAGCGCAACGATTTCACGGCTTGGTTGACCCATTTCGTACTCAGTAACAGTAACTCCGTTACCTGCCTTACGAGTGCGTGAATAAACAGCATAACCGTTCTGCTTGATGCGGCTTACTTCTGCTGATAGGTTACCAACGCCTAGATCATGCCTGGCCTGGCTAGATGTCAAAACTGCACCATTGTACAATGCGGTAAAAACTTTGAATGTCTTGGTTTCTTTATTGAATCTTTTCATAATGTTTCCTCTGTTAGTTAATGTAGCTGATTACTTGTTCTTCAGCATATATTAATAATACAGTACTCTGTGGTCTAAGTCAACAACTAATCTTACCAATTTACTTCTTAATGTTAACATTGGCACGGAAGAATGTGCCCAATAGGATTACCGCTGACCACGTCCAAAAGTTGAAGTCGATCATGTGTAGAGTCCCGAACAGAATGTTCCACGACCAGATAATCAGCCACGGACCCAATGCCAGTAGGGCCAGAATCAACGTAATGCCTAATGTCAATTTAATAAAATTACTCATGATCAATACTCTCCAATCGTTTAATATCTGCCATTTCTCGTTCAATGGCTTTGTTCTTACGGCTCGTGCCTTTGGCCGTGTCCTTCTGGTAGACCCGCCAAACATGCTCGTCACAGTAGCTCTTGCCCGGCCACAAGTTCGTACAACCACATACCTTGTAGGGGCCTTTGCTCTGCTCTGCTCCAAAATATTGGCACCCTGTGATCATCATGCTACACCTCGCATAACTGTTACCTTGCACATGTTGACCCAATTGCTCGGGAAGCTCTTGCGCAGGTCTGCTACTTTGAGCACAGTACGCAGGCTCAATTCACGCATGTGAGCACGATTCTCTTTGATAAACTCAACCACTTCAGTCTTAGCTTCGTCTGTCAAGTCGTAGTCGTTCAACATACCGTCCTTGACAATCTGTTCAATGCGCAAAACCTTCTCACGATCAGTATCCATCTTCAAGTCAATGTAGTGACAACGTGACTCAAGTGCTGCCAAGTGATCCTGCAGTTTCTTGCTACGCACGTTCTCGAACTTCAAGTTAGTGATAAACACTGCACCACCCTTAAAGTCGAACTTGTTTGGCACTCCCTCGCTTCGTAGCACACGGCTGTCAGTGTTCCAAGAGATGGTACGCTTCTTGCTAGTGTCCAGGGCCGCTTTGAGAATGTTCAAGCTGACATCGTCCAACAGGATTGAGTCACAGTCGTCAAACACGATGATGCTCTTGCTGTCGCTGAACTCGTAGAGCTTGCTGTAGAGGCCAATGGCACTCATAGCACCTTTGACGATCTCGTACTTGGGTTTACGCTCGCCTAGTGTATTGAACAGGTCGTCCTTTTCAAGTACTGCTTCAACACCAAACGATTTGCCTACACCTGGAGGGCCAGTGACAATCATAGCACGTACATCACCTGACTTGACTGCTTTGGTCATCTCAGTGAGGATTTCAAAACGCATGCGAGTGCGCTCGATGATCTGCTCATCTGTTTCTTGTGCTATTGTAGCATCGCTGATCTTAGTCTGTGTAAAGTCTGTCACTGTGGCATTGGCCTTGTTCTTAGTTTTTAACGCTGTCAACATGCTCATTCCTTCGGGTACTGTAGTTTGATCGGTCACGCCCATAACAGTGTAGGCGCCCTGCGCACAACGGATGCGGATATTCCGTTCTGGGAAGCCTGGAGTGGCACTGCCGTCAACAGTAATGTAGCCAACACCGTTCTTGTCTGTCTTGTAGTCTTCTACCAGCTCAAAGCCGATGCCTGCAACGTTAACATCGTTACCGCGTATCTTGTAGTAACCTTCTGTGAATGTAATTAACATAGTTTTCGCTCCTATTGTTTGTTTGTATGTATCTATTATAGCAAGGATCAGCCAATCTGTCAACCCCGGCGGTTGTTGTTGTTACGCCACAGCCGCTTGTAGAGTGTGTGCTTGTGCCAGTGTGATCCACACACGGTGAGTGGCATTGCAACGAACGAACCAACGAGCCTTGCCTGCTACGTTGCGCAAGATGTAGTCGTATTCTTCGCCGCTGCACAAGTCAAAGTATTCCTGGATGCTGTCGTACTTGTTGCTCTGCTGGCTATACTCGCCGCGATCACGACCATAGAACAGGCACTGTCCAGCCCACTTGGATTGGAACGCAAGGTACTCATCGCTGCCGTGCAAGCCAGGTGCATCAAACGGACGCTTAACACCAATCTCTTCGCCCAGTGTACTGAGGTTCCCCAAGTCCAACAGTTGCTGCACTTTGAACGGGTCCATGTAGTGATTAGTTAGGATAGCGCCTGTGCCGGACAAATAATTATCCCAATGGCAGTAAACTTGCTCTACTGTGCCGTCTGCGTATTCTAAAGCAATAGTTCCGCGAGTTCCCATTTAGTGCTCCTAGTGTGTTGCTGTCTATGTGTTAATTATAACGCCGTTTGTCCAAACTGTCAACCGCTGGATCTTTACTCAAAGGC